GTGGTGCCGATGTTTGCACATGAGTAGGTGCATGAGTTTGCGCGACAGTTGGGTGTATCGTTGTCGACACATGAGTAGGCGCATGAGTTTGCACAGGATGTGGTGCCGATGTTTGCACTCGATGTGGTGCCGATGTTTGAACGATATTAGGTGCCGATGTTTGCACGGGATGTGGTGCCGATGTTTGCACGATATTAGGTGCCGATGTTTGCACGATATTAGGTGCCGATGTTTGCACGGGATGTGGTGCCGATGTTTGCGCGACAGTTGGGTGTATCGTTGTCGACACATGAGTAGGCGCATGAGTTTGCACAACAGTTGGGTGTATCGTTGTCGACACAGTAGTAGGTGCCGATGTTTGCACAACAGTTGGGTGTATCGTTGTCGACACATGAGTCGGTGCCGATGTTTGCACCGGAATTGTAGTCAAAACCACAGGAATAGGTTTAACATTTTCATTTTTTTTCCTACAGTAAATATTACTAACTGCATTATTACTTGTCCACAACCACTCTGCCTCAAGATTTATTCCTTCACGTTCCTTCTCAAAAAGCTGGAAACTGTTATTTTGATAATTCTTACCATAAGATGAGGACATTGACCAGTCACTATCATCGTAGTCATATGTAATCCAGTTACTAGGAGGGACTTTTGTTACTTTACTCGAAAAATCTGTACACTTCCACTCTTGATATTTTGTATAATCTTCGCCATTATTCATATCCATAACAAATCCATTCAAAAATCCAGGAAATTGACTACCTACACCATTAAAAGCAATTATTTTTGGACTTTCATCATATATGATAGGATAAAACTTCTTTGTAGCATTCCACCCAGGATGACCATATTCAACAGTCTCTATTATATTTACTTCTTTATTTGCTTGGTCAATATACTTACCATCTACATATAAAGAATAGTCACACTCACAAGCAATATGTATTGGATACTTTATACCTTCACCAGGTGAGGGTACCAAGTTAACAGGAATTGCATACACCTGTGTTTGTGTACATGCGTTAAATAATCCAATACAAAATAACGTATTCAAAAACAAAGAATGTTCCTTTTTAAAGACCATTTATCATACTTATAACATATATTTTAATTCTTTTATATCAATTTATAAATTGGTATAAATGAAGTACAAATCTAAATACTATATTATATATACATACTATAATATATATACATATATATAATGGATAACTCTTTATCATGGTTTGCTTCTGAAAATCCAGAACAAATACAAAAAATATATAGTATAATAAATCATAAATCAGTAAATGATTTTTACTTGTTTCATAATACTATATCAACATCTAGTGAAATACTTTCTTTTTTAATTGATAATAATATAAACTCGAATTTTTATAAAAACTTTGAAGTAATTTTAACAAACGAATTTCCACACATTAACTTTTCTACAAATAATATAGTCGCTTTCATGTTACTTTATTATATATCTCAAAACAATGTAAGTAAGATAATAGTCAACATACCAACAAACATACCTTTTATTGTTGAGTATGGTATAATAATATTTTTTAAAGATATACGATTTTTTTACCCGAATTTAATAACGGAATTGTATATATCCGAAAAAATAGATGAAAATTATGATGACACAGTTAACTACACAACTAATATATTCTGTAGAAATATTGAAACATATGAATACTATGTAAATATGAAATCATTGTCGTCATCATCATCGTCGATGCAAAATAAATATAAATACTTTCCTAAATTATTTTATATAAAGTTTTCAAATACACACGACGACCGCGATAGTAACAGTAAACTTCTAATACATAAGTACAAAAGGGGTATTACATTCGGCACATTTGATTTATTTCATTTTGGTCACGATAATATATTAAAACGTTGTATGCAGTTTTGCGAATACCTTTGTATTGGGTTATCTAGCGATGAATTAAATATGAAAAAAGGGAAAAATAGTGTAGACAACTACGAAAAACGCAAAGAGGTTATCGAGAAGGCTAAATTAGGGGACGAAATATTCAAAGAAGAGAGCCTTGAATATAAGGACGACTATGTATTACAAAAAGGCGCCGAAATATTAATGATGGGGGATGATTGGGTAGGTAAGTTCGACTGGGTATCGTGTGATGTACTATATATGGAGCGTACACCAAATATCTCAACGACTATATTGAAAGAACAATTAAAAAACAAATAACAAATAACAAATAACAAATATTAACAAAATTGATTTACAAATATGAGACAATATAATATATAACAATATTGTCTCATAATCCCATCAAAGTAACCACAACATCTTTAAACAATGTCCGAAGATATTCCCATTACAAGTGTAGAACCTACTATTGATACTAGTGATACTAGTGATGTGTCGAATATTCCCGAAAAATATCGTAGCCGAACAGTTATAAATTCGAAGTATATATTTGAAAAGAAGATAGGAGCAGGAAGTTTCGGGTCGGTATACAGAGGAAGAAATATTATATCGGGTGACGGAGTAGCGATTAAATTTGAGGCGACTACTGCAAAGTTACCTACTCTTTTATGGGAATCAAAAATACTGAATCATTTAGCGGGAACACCCGGTATTGTAAAGTTACGTTATTTCGGAACAGAGTCAAATAAGAACATAATTGTGATGGATTTATTTTCGCATACCCTATGCGAAGAAATAGAAAAACTAAAGAAAGGAGAAGAGCGAGATAAACTCTCGGAAATTTCGAATCAAGACAAAATAAGTACAGAATCACAAGAACAAATAAATCTGGAGCAGGATATCCCCATCCCCGAAAAGGGAACGAATAGTTCTAGTGAACCGGATAAGACTGAATGCGAGGGCTCGTTGACTGATAATAAAAATCCTGATACAACAGACGCGAAGGGAGGAGACAAATTCAATAACGAAAAGAAGATTCCACCATATACAAAAGAGGTTACTCTTTATCTGATATCAATGTTGCAGATTATAAACAGAGTTCATGATGCAGGCATAGTTCATCGTGACATTAAACCTGAAAACTTTATGATAAGTTTGCCGAATACGGAACAAAAACAGCAAGAAACGAGTGAAAAAATGTTACATATAATAGACTTTGGGCTTTCCCGGTTTTATATGAAAGGAGATAGTCATGTTATAAATACATATGATAGGTCGATTGTTGGAACCATAAGATACATTAGTACACACATTCACGACGGCGACGTTTATTCTAGACGAGACGACATAATTTCAATAATATATGTTTCAATATACTTACTAAAAGGGAAGTTACCATGGATGGGTTTGTATCCTAATAAAGGTGACACGCGAACAAAGGAAGAATTGGTGTATCATAAAAAGGTAAATACTACATCAGATAAGTTGTGCGAAGGGCTTCCTTACTTATTTCAGAAGTTATTGGATTATGCTTATAGTTTGGAGTTTGAAGATAAGCCCGATTACTCATATATGATAAGGCAATGTAAAACCCTGTTACGAGTAATGTAGTAATATAGTAATATAGTAATATTAAAAGTGATTTTTATATTTTAATTAATAAATTTTCAAAAATACTTAAAGCCATATTACATATTATTATATCGACAAATTACAATGAGTTCTGCGAGTTCTTCTGGTACATCAGCCCCTGTTCGTCTTACTGGGCGCGTGAAGTGGTTTAATAACAAGACAGGTTTTGGGTTTATTTCAGTCGTGGGAGGAAACGACCAATACAAAGATGCTAGCGAGGTCTTTGTTCACCACTCAGCGGTTACTGTAAGTCAGGAGCAATACCGTTATTTGGTAGAGGGAGAGTATGTGGAGTTTTCGGTAGTAACTACTGAAACAGGAGACCACAAGTTTCAGGCGGGCGATGTTCGCGGCGTGAAGGGAGGCAAGTTGTTTTGCGAGACTCGTCACGAGCATCGTGCATCTCAGGATGGCGGAGCTGGAACGGAGAAGAGTGAGAGGGGAAGGCCACAAGTGCGTGGACGCGGTCAAGGGTATGTCGGAGGTCGTGGTGGACGCGCAGTATCTGATACTCGCGGTGGTGGACGCGTTGACAGAGGAGGCCGCGGAGGAAGTGAGTGGATGCTTGTTCGTCGTGATCGTAATGAGAATTATAACTCACGCGGAAGTGGAAGTGGAAGTGGAAGTGGAAGTGGAAGTTCGCGTGGACATGGCCGAAGCGAGGAGCATTCTGAGCGTCCTTCTCGTTTGGATAGGAATTCTTCTTCGCAGTCACAACAGGTTGCTCCTTCTCCCACACCTGTATCCACATCAACACCAGTGAAACAGGAAGTAGATAGTGTTGGTGATGTTCCCGCAACTCCTCGTGCAGTTTCAAAGAAGGCACCTCGTCAATCTAAACCTTTGGCTTAAATAATTATATTTTCCCCAATTAATTTGTTGGTACTTTTTATGTTTCTAACAAATTAATTAAAAAGTTTATTATTATTGATATTATTATTAATATTATTATTATAATACTTATTTTTTCATAGTTAAAGAGATTCTTCTAAGTTTTTGTTTTTTTGATAAATATTTACTTCTTTTTACAAGGGAATATTTTTTTGCATGGAATCTTAAAAGTCTAGGTTTTTTTTTACACGTAAAAGCGCTATGCTTAATACCTTTACGACGAAACACGGTATCAGTACAAATACCAATTGCACGTGATTCATCTGCATCTGCATCTGCACCAGCACCATCTCCTGTATTATCTGAACCTTCTTTAACTTTTTTAATACACTTACATAATTTTTCTGCAAGTATTTCTTCCGCTTTATTTTTAATTTGTTTCGAAGATTCCGAGGAAGAAAAAGGTATATTATAATAATTTAATATTTTTTCATAGTCACTTTTAGTTAAAATACCCATGAGTATATAGTTGTATTAAAGTTATATTAAAAGTAGATAATAATTATTTTTATATATAAAAATATATATTTATATTTTATACTAATTTATATTCATTTTAAATGCCTAAATTAATAAAAAACATAAATAAAAAAGTTGTTGTGTTTGATTTAGATGAAACATTAGGACATTTTGGAGAGTTAGGGAGCTTTTGTAACTTACTGGATGATTATTATAAAAATCCAAATAAGGCATATAGTATTTTTAACGAACTAATGGACTTATACCCGGAATTTATCAGACCCAATATTATGAATATTTTAAAATATTTACTACAGAAAAAGAAAGAAAATAAATGTCAAGCTGTTATGATTTATACAAATAACACAGGAGAACGAAAATGGGCCGAACACATTAAGGGTTATTTTGAACATAAGTTAAAATCAGTAATATTTGAACAAATCATAGCTGCTTTTAAAATAAACGGAAAAGTTGTTGAAATAAACAGAACAACGCACGAAAAATGTTTAGATGATTTTTTTAGGTGTACTAAATTACCTTCAGATATTGAGATTTGTTTTGTAGATGATATTTTTCACCCAAAAATGAGTAATGACAATGTTTACTATATTCATGTTAAAGAATATAAACACCTTTTACCTGCTAATGTAATGTTAAATAGATTCTTAAATTCACCTCTTTCTAGTGAGATAAAAAATAAAGACGAATTCAGAGAATTTACCATGTTTAATTTGAAATATAACGTAAAGGAAAAAGATAATCATGAACACGATATAGACATAATTGTTAGTAAAAAAATGTTAGAACATATAAAAGATTTTTTTGATAAAGATGAACCTGTAATGAAACTTAAAGTATACAGTAAACATAAAAAATCATTCAAAAAAAATAACAAAACAAATAACAATAACAATAAAACACTAAAAAAATAAATAAATGAGTATAATTTTATAATTTTATAACTTGTGAAGTATTCACAATTTATAAATTCTAATTTCTAATCTTTTGCTTCAAGAAGACGTTGAAGCGCTTTAGCATGTTTCTTCGTTTTTTTGTGACTGTTCATGTTAAACAGTTGAACTTCACAACCACAGTCACAAGTAATCTTCATCTTCGCCTTTTCAAGAATTTCTTCTCTCCTTTTTTGGTAGTAATCCTTGTTGTAATTTTTTATCTTGTCTCCTTGCTCCTTGTTGTATTTCTTCTGGTATTCAAGTTTTCTCTCCCTGTTCCTGTAGTAGTAACCACTCTTTTCACCGTTTCCTTCTGCCTCAGCCTCAGCTTCAGCCTCAGCCTCAGCCTCAGCTTCAGCCTTGACCTCAGCTTTGATGTCATCATTGATTTTGATATAGTTGTTCATGTACTCATCCTTGGTTTCATTTTCCAATATATTATTTATATTTATAGTTTCTATAACATCGCTCGTTCTATTCAAAAGACACGATATTCTAGATAAATCGATTTTAATTTTTTTCGGCGTTCGCTCAACCTTCTTCGTTTTAGGGGAAGAAAGATCACATGTCACGGTCGCAGTCGCAGTCGCATTGACAGTCGAAGAAGCCATTATATATTGTTTTGTTTTGTTTTGCATACTCATACATTTATAGCCTTTTTTCGTTTCAATTTTTTGTACCTCCAAAATACCAATGAAATAAAAAATATAGTAACACCTCACTATCCAGCCATCAAATCATCAAACCATCCCGTATAGTAAAATTGTTACAGTTTGGTATAAGACCTGCAACAAAATTTGTCGAGCTTGCCTAAAAACACAGCATTGCTTTCTTTGTGTCTTTGCATTGACTCTGTAGTTAGTGTAACATCTGTAACCAGAACTTTCTTGTTGCCTTGTAACCAGTACGTATAAGGAGGACTTGTTATCAACACAGAGTTTAAAGTATTGCGTCGTAGTGTATGTTCCGATGGTCTATATAATCGCCTTGATTGTATTACTTCAGAAAACCAACCATAATACTGAACATCGGGCTCTTTAACAACAAAACTGTCAGCAATCCGTTGTTGTGTCTCCAATACCTTGTCTAAAAGACTACGAGCGTCTTCGCTTCCATTGCTTGCAACACTTGTCATCGTACGAATACTTGGTTCTATTTTTGCTTATGTATTAGTTATAGTGAATTAATTATTTCAATTTTCATTTGAAAATAATTAATAATTAATAATTAATACTAAAATATACGCGATATACGCGATATTAGCGTCGATGACGCCTTCTCATATTTTTACGCATAGAAGTCTTGCGACGTGTATGCGACTTCCTCCTCGTATTTCTGCGTCGTCTAGTTCTACCTCCACCAGACTGTGAAAAAGCGAGCCCTCTTTTTTTACCCAGGTCCATACCCATACCTTTACCCATACTATGCTTATTATTTGGGTTATAATTTGCTAATATAACAAGAGGCTTGATACCTTTGCCTTTACCTTTTTTACTTAATATCCATTTTTTTAAATCTTCGTAACTCCTGTCTCCGTTATAAGATTCGGGGTTGGTAAGTTTATTTGGATGAAAGTATAATATTGTAGGGAATCCAGAAACAGAGGGACTTATTCCATGTTTCTTAAACATATCCATATTACTACTTTCAACTGCTCCTAAAATAATTTCATTCTTGTGTTTATCTTTAAGTTCGCTTATTACTTTATTCCAAGCGGGTTTCATAGTCTCGCAGTGTCCACATCCGTTCATATAAAATAATACAATACCATGCTTTTTTTTTAATTCCATAACTTCACTTTCAGTTAGTATTTTAGGTTCATCGCCACTTTCAAACATTTATGTATATTATATAATTAATCAATATTATTTATTATTTCGTAACATATATTATAATATTTTTTTATAATAAAATAATATATAAATGATGTTAAAAAATGTATTAATCATTCTTTTATTTATAATGGTTACATATTTTGTATTAAATTATACATCGGCGGACTTTAAAGAAGCATTGACAATGCCTGCACTCAATACTAACTGTCCGAATGTTTTAATACAAAAAGGTGCGCTGCTTTATTTGTATAACTCGAAAAAAAAAGAGGTCCCTGGTGTAAATCCTGTTATATTTAACAATTTAGAAGAATATGTAGAATTCGTCGAATTCCAACGCGCTTCTGGAACTATATGTCCTGTACTATATTTACAACACTCAAATGAAGCCGACGGCGCTGAATCTTATAAAATTCGCCCCGGTCCTACAAATCTACAAGGTGGATTAAGCGGTGTGCCTGCGTCCGCTTTCCCTTATTCGCCTCCTCCACGAAAACAAATAACAAAGTTACTAGATGCGTCTCGTAATGACCCACCATATAATGTAAACTCTTATCCAGGTTATGATAACTCTAACGTCGACCAAGGCGAATTTACTCCAGATATGATGCTCGATTATATTACCGAATCAACCGGTCTTAGTCCAAATCCCATGGACCCAAATTGGGGAGGTGCCGATTTCACACAAACACTCGTAGATGGAGGTTACTATGCCGAAAATGAAGTAGCAATCAAACCATAACAACAATAACAACAATAACAACAATAATACCGACATCTATTTATTCGTGCATAAAAACTTTTTAATATTATCCACACAGTTTTTATTAATTTTACGCGTATTACCTAACTCCGTCTTTATCATAAATGTATTCAAACACGCCGGGTCTATTTCAAGTTGATATAAGAGATTTTGTATTGTCTTATATTCACTCATAATCTGTGTAGCCGTTTTAGAATTTATACCTGGTATACATGATAACATAATTATATTTATATTTTCCGGAGTTATATATTCATTCTTTTCTTTATGACCTTTAAGCACGCCACAGTACTTTTCACTTTCTTCGGTTTCTGTTGTATCTTGTACAACCGCATGTGTTAGTTGGCTACCAATATCACCGCCAGGCGCCGTAAGTTCATAATATGGTTTTCGATTTTTCTCATTGATACGTGTTTTATCATACTTGTCAGCAAAATAAACAATAGTGTCCGCTGTTTCACAAATTGTATTCGTTCTCAGCACCGAAAATCCCTTATAATATAAAAGTGAAAACATACTACTCATAAGGGTTTTTTTTGAAATGTGTGTTCGTTTTTCATTATACCTTTCGATATCTCCTTCAATAATATATATGACATTATGATTATGTACCGGTTCTTTATCTAAACGAAATGATTGTTCACTATATCTACCATCTTTAATACTTGCAGCCAAATCATTTAGCGTCTTTCTTTCAAAAATGAGAACAGGTTTTCCGTAATCATCCTCGAAAACAATATCACCGATATGAAGTTGCTCTATTTTAATTTTATGGAATTTCCTATTTTCTCTCGCATCTGTTATATCTCCAGATAATATATCATTACTGACCTCAACGTCCTGAAACATATGGAGCGGAACTAAACACCCATTCTTGCTTTTCTTTGAAGAATTTCCAGGAGGAGGTGGAGGAGGGGATGATGGCTCCGATAAATATGTTTCTATTCTTCTTTCAACTAATGGTATCAAGTCGGTCTCGCGGTTGTCTACTTTTATTACTATGCCTGGACAAGACATACTGCTATATTACTTTCTTGCGTATATATAATATCTCGCTTATTTTTTATATTGTTTATTTATATTCTTTAATTATATTCTTTAATTATATTCTTTAATTATATTGTTTATATATAATAACTATATGTTACGACATGGTATATGGTGTGACCTATATACTACATATAGTTATTAGTAACTCGACTACAGTATAAAATATACAAATTACATCATGGGACCGGCATGACGAGGAGGGTTATAGTATTGTCTAAATTTAAACAAATAGTTAGCATTTAAAGCAGGAACGGCAATTTGTGACCTTTGAGCAAAAGAAATCATAAAACCGGTTCCACTAGGCTGTGCTCCACCTTTCTTCATTCCACCTCCATTATTGGTATTGGTGTACATACCGTCGGTTGAACCAGTAGCGCTAAACAATACGCGGCGAGCTGTAGCCGAGCGTCCATTTCTACTTCTTTGTCCGTTTCTTTCAGGCATTTTTTCTGATTCTATATAATCTTATAATATTAAATTTAAAAGATTATATAATATGAAAAATTATATTAAACAAATAATTCCGAAATTTAAATATTTCTCTGGTAACCATTACCAAACAGATTTTTGATACCAGGAGAGTACTGCATTCTTCCAACACCACCAGCACCCTTGTTGTAAGTAATCAAACCCTTGGCCTTCAAATAAGCAAAACCGTCTTTGCAACCAGGAGGAATACAAAAGTTGCAGTAAGAGGTCTCCTTCTGATAAACACCTACAAGACTAGAAGGAACGCCAATAGTGGGGGGCATTCCAGCCATGCTTCCGAAAATACATCCTTTATTGGTAAGAGACTCGGAAGACCTAGCCCTCTTACCACCGACAACATTCATTCCAACCATTTTGTTTTTTATATATATGCTAAATATAAAAAATATACCAAATATACATTTTAATATTATTATTTGTTTTGTTTTGTTTTGTTTTGTTTTGTTTTGTTTATAAAGTAAAATAAATTGAAATCATTTAAAGATAAAAATATAATTAATAGTAAGGTTTCATAAACAAACACAAAGAATCATAACTTCTAAATATTAATGTCGATGTCAACGTCAACGTCAACGTCAACGTCAACAACCTCGAAAAAAGCAAGCGAGTCAAATTCGCCGGTTCCTTCTCCTAAACTAAATACAGCGGGACAAGGAAAAAATATACTAAATGATTTGGATATTATTCAGTGCGATGATGGATACATATTTAACCCATATAATCAGGAAAATAGAGAGATTACATTGAGCGAAGTTCAATCTATTCTTTCGTCATATGGTATTCCAACACAGTTAAATAATTTTGAACTCTACCGTCGAGCATTTATTCACGCTTCGTATACAAAACGACCACAACTAGAAAATGCTAGAGAAAACATTAAAATTATGCCTCAACCGGCAAACTGTATGCCTCTCAGAACAAAATCAAATGAACGCCTCGAGTTTATCGGTGACGGAGTACTAGAATGTGTTACAAAATATTACCTATATCGCAGGTTTCCTAAAGAGAATGAAGGCTTCATGACAGAAAAAAAAATAGCAATCGTAAAAAATGAGTCAATCGGAAAATTGGCTTACGATATGGGATTACATAAATGGTTTATTATTTCCAAACATGCTGAGGAAAAACATACACGCACAAATCTTAAAAAATTGGGGTGCCTGTTTGAAGCATTTATAGGTGCATTATTTCTCGATTTTAATAAAATTACAGTACATGATGAAGGCAAATGGTTTGAAAATGTATTTGTTACGGGACCCGGGTTTCAAATGGCTCAAAAATTCATAGAAGCGGTATTTGAAAGACATATTGACTGGATATCTCTTATTAAAAATGATGACAATTATAAAAATATTTTACAAGTAAAAATACAGAAGGAATTTAAAACTACTCCTGATTATTTAGAAATACAACACGATATTGATATAGGATATACTATGGGTGTTTATTTATGTCTTGGGAAAGAAATATATCAAGTTGATTATAGAAAGGCGGTCAATTATAGTGAACTAAAATCATTTACAAAAATACGCGAAATTTATGAAGAGAAAGGGCATGTTTTAGTTCATTTCGCTTCCGGAACACACAAGATTAAAAAAAAGGCAGAACAAATGGCTTGCGAATTTGCCCTTCAAAATATCTAATATCTAATATCTAATATCCAATATCCAATATTTAACGTTTAATTGATTACAATGTTAACAATAATAAAGTCATTTTTATATTTTTATTATTGTTGTATATAATAAATATTTGTATAAATATAATATAATGGCGGACCAAGAATACGAAAAACTAAAGTCACAGATACAAGATTTAAAAAAAAGATTATCTGAGTCAGCCGATGATCCACAAGAAACAAAAGAAATAGGAGACTTGTTAAAAAGGTTAAAGAGTAAAGCTAGTTCTTATGCTGAACGTTTAGATCTAGTAGCTTCATCAGCACCAGCATCACCAGCATCACCATCTCAAGCAGTTGTTAACGACCCATATATGCAAGGTGAAGGCGAAGGCGAAGATGATGAACCAGTAAATGTTTCTGAATCTGCAGCTGCCGCTGCTTCTCAAAAGGCAAAGTCAGAAAAAGATGAACTATCCGATAAAGCAAGAGAAAATTTATTACAAGTTTTACAAGCACCTGATGTAGGACCTCAAATTCTTCCTAGTGGAAAACCGGGTGTAGACTATGCACAACAAACGATGATACACCAACTTCAAACAACACTAGCGCCAGCATTTATTTTAGAAAGATTAGAAAAGAAACCTACTCCTACTTCACAGTCTAAACCAGATGAAAATGTAAAACCACAAAAATCTAAACCTAAACCACAAGCGGAAAAAAAAATAAAAGTTACATTTCCTAAACATGTTGAGGGAAAAACAGGTGTAGGTGTAGGTATAGGTGAAGGCGAAGGAGTAGGCGAAGGAGTAGGTGTAGGAGTAGATGTAGGCGAAGTTATTCCGGGCGTTAGTGTTATAGACGGTCGTAGCAAAGATCTTGTAAGTCGGGTTGGTATATTTGACAGACTTCGTACCGATTTACAGGTTTATATACCAAAAGCTAGTGACTATACTAAAAAACAAGGTGAGCGGGGTGAACGAAGTAAACTATCTCCTAAACATTCCTTTATCCCTGACTCTGCAGCCGTTGAAGCAGATACTTCTTTGCTTACAAGACAAATTATTATTATACGAAAATTACCATCTCGTATATTCCTCGTTGAAGACGTTTCTCTTACTATGGGAGCTGTAGCTGCATCAACCGATCCATCAAAATTAGGCGTAGGTGCAGTAGCTTCATCAAAACGCTTAACCGAAAAACCTATATGGGGATTAGTATCTGAAGAAATAGAAAAAATGGAAATAAAGGGCGAATTAGTTGGAAACCGTTTACCAAGACGCCCTTTGCCTAGTGTATCCGCTTCTCATTACTATATGAATAACCGTCAAAAATTTATTAACTTTATTAACGAACTTTTTTTGACATACCACGACGAACTTTCTAGCAAAAAGGAGCAAATTTCATGCGACCCTGCTGCAAATGCTGAATTTTCTCTTTTAACACACCAAAAAATAGTTCGCGATTATTTGAATATATATACACCATATCGCGGATTATTATTGTACCATGGGTTAGGTAGTGGTAAAACATGCTCTTCTATAGCAATTGCGGAAGGGTTAAAAACATATAAAAATGTTATTGTAATGACACCTGCTTCATTGCGCCGAAACTATATCGAAGAAATGAAAAAATGCGGCGATGAAATTTATAAGAAAAATCAATTTTGGGAGTTTGTACCCATTTTAAACAAAACCGACCCTATGGTACAAACGCTGGCTGCTATTTTACAGTTAAAAGATACATTCATTGTTAAAATGCGTGGTGCATGGCTAGTAAATGTTAAAAACCCATCAAACTATGTTTCTTTATCTTCTGATGAGAAAGAGAGCCTTGATCGTCAAATTGAGCAAATGATAGATGCAAAGTATACATTTATTAACTATAACGGTATGCGAATGAGTAACTTGAAAACATTGTCCGCAGACTTTACACAGAATCCTTTTTCAAACCACGTAATCATAATAGATGAGGCTCATAACTTTATTAGTCGCATCGTAAATAAACTAAAGCGCCCAACATCACTTTCAATGAGATTATATGATATGTTAATGACAGCCGATAATGTCAAGATAATTCTTCTAACAGGAACACCCGTTATTAACTACCCCAATGAGATGGCTATTATTTTCAATATACTGCGTGGTTATATTAAAACATGGAAATTCCCTCTCCAGATAGCATCACAGTCAAAAGTCGATAAGAAAGTACTTATGAAAATGTTCGAAGGATTAAATACACTCGACTATATGGACTACAATGATACTTCCCACGTATTAACCGTTACACGAAATCCTTTCGGATTTTTCAATGTAGACGATAAGGGACAATATAATGGGGTGTTGCGACTATCGCCAGAGGGAGAAACGCCCAATTTATCAGATACTGAATTTGAGAAACTGGTTCTAGGTACACTAAAGGCACGTAATATTAACGTGGCTCCTGGAAGTATAACAGTAGAAACTTTTAAGGCATTGCCTGATTCATTAGATGCTTTTCGCTCTTATTTTATTAATTCTGAAACAGGACAGGTAAAAAATATAAATATGTTTCAGCGCCGAATATTGGGACTTACATCATATTTTCGTAGTGCACAAGAACAGTTGATGCCTAAGTACGACAAAGATATGGACTTTCGTGTAATAGAAGTGCCTATGAGTGACCACCAATTTTTAGCATATGAAAAGGCACGCAGTGCCGAACGTAATCTAGAAAAGAAATCAAAATCTAGGAAAAGGCCGGGTGCAAAAACTTCGGGAGCAGGTGGGGAGGGGAAAGGCGACGACATATATGAAGACGCTGTATCTACATACCGTATTTTTTCACGACTATTTTGTAACTTTGTATTTCCAACAGAAATAAAAAGACCTCTTCCGAAAGAAGATGAGGATATTGAAGGAGCAGTTCGTGAAGGTGCAAATGAAGAAGATGTTGATGCGATAAAGGCATCAGAAAGGTTAGAAAATCCTAACGGCGAACATACAATGGATGAAGTAGAAGAGTTAGCAGAGGAAATATCAGGAAAAGTTGATACCACATATGATAAAAGAATTGCCGCTTCTTTATTACAACTTAAAAGCGGTATGATGAAGTTTCTCACAAAACCACCACAAGGAGAGTTGCAAACATATAGTCCTAAGTTTTTAGCAATGTTGGAAAATATACAAGACTCTCACCACCAAGGATTGAATTTGGTATATAGTCAGTTCCGTACTTTAGAAGGTATCGGAATTTTTTCACTAGTTCTCGAAGCAAATGGTTTTGCGCGTTTTAAAATTCGTAAAAATGATTCTGGAAACTGGATTTGCGATATAAGCGACGAAGACCAAGGTAAGCCCATGTTTGCTTTATATACAGGAACAGAGAGCGATGAGGAGCGTGAGATAATAAGAAATGTTTTTAATAGTACATGGGACTATATTCCTGTTTCAATCAGAGAACAACTAACACCCAAATCGGCAAACAACTTTATGGGACAAATTATAAAAGTTCTTATGATTACTGCATCAGGTGCAGAGGGTATTAGTTTACGAAATGTTCGTTATGTTCATATTATGGAGCCTTACTGGCATCCTGTACGAATAGAGCAGGTAATTGGGAGGGCTAGACGCATCTGTAGCCATAATGACTTGAAAGATGAAAAACTACGAACAGTGCATGTGATGTTGTACGTAATGAGTTTTACACCGAAACAGTTAAGCGATGACTCGTCTCTTGAGCTTAGGTTGAATGATGTTAGTAAACGTGATGCAAAAAAACCATTGACAACTGACCAGTCATTGTTTGAAATATCTACTATAAAAGAGGAAATCAATCGTCAGCTACTTATGGCGGTTAAAGAAGCATCTATTGACTGCTCAATTCATAGAAATGTCGCATCAAAAGAGAAACTAAAATGTTTCACCTTTGGCGTTGTAAATTCCAACAAGTTTTCTTATGCTCCCTCTATAGACAATGAAGAATCTGATGCATCTATGGCGCAAAATACAAAAGAAACAGAACTAAAATTAAGAAAGATGTCATTGACATTTAATGGTGTTAAATCTGATTATGCATATGATATGAAAACAAGCATTGTGTATGATTATAATAGTTACCTTGCTGCAAAAGATATGGGAGGTGAACCTTTGGTAGTTGGTAAAGTAGTAGAAAAAGATGGTAAAAGTACATTTGTTAAAATGAGCGCAGCTATGGCTGAATCATCAGCAAGTGTTGCATCAGCTACTGCTGCACCATCAGTTAAACCCAAAAAGCCCGAAGGTGGAGTTGCTTCTTTGGCTCCCTCTGCTAAATCTAAAGATGAATAAAACATGAGATGTTACAGATGCGTGAGATTAATCGAAAATCGTTTTTATAATATTTATTCAACATTGGATAAAATATTATACAGCATATTATATACGGTAGTAAAAATTATACTACTTTGGTACAAGCAATTCTAAAATTCTATCCTGAGTTTGTTTTATAGATTCAATGTAGTTTTGTATTTTATTTATCTTTTCATCTAATTTAACATATTCTCTCGAGTCTATTGTATCTCTTATTTTTTCATTCACAAAAAGTTGCATACAATTATAACCATCGCCATCACCATCAGCATCATAATCTGTCATAAAATCATCTAAAGGTATACTATCGATTCCCGATTCTCCATATTTACCAACATTTGTTCTTTTTAGTTTAGAAAGGAACGACAACTTATCATTGTCTTGAATATTGTTAGGTGTTATTGTATCTTCACTCGTACTATTTATCATGTCCTTATCATACAAAATTTCCTCATTATTTTCTTCGTTAAATGATACATTTTTTTTACTTATAATAGAATTTTGTTCGGTTGGGCGTTTTATATCATGTGAACGTTTTATGGCGATAGAAGCATTTAGAGCATTAGCGACTGGATCATTTGACCCGGTTATCCATTCCTCTGCATTTTTTGAAACATCTTTATCTGTATTCATTGTTAATTGTTCCAACTCTCGCTGACGCGATGACAAAGCATGTGCTAATAATTTCTCCATTTCATCACTAGCTAGTTTGTTATCATTTAGTTTATTATCAGAAAAATCTATATTTGTAGGTTTTTTATTATTCAACATACTATCCATTTCTTCCTGTTTTTCTTTTAAACGAACCTCTAACTCAGACATACGATGATTCTGTAAATCATCCGCTCTATATATTTCCTCTATTTTTGGTTTTTTACCAATACCTCTCGAGTCTATACTTTTAGATGACTCGGGTGTCATACCATACCTGGGTGGAATTGGTAATGTGTTTGCAGTTGGTTGTGCAGAAGGATGAATTTGTTGTGAACGGGGTTGTGACGGTTGCTGTTGTTGTGACAGTTGTTGTAGAGGTTTTTTAAATTTTCCCAGCTCGTTTATCATCTTTTTAATAACTGCCTTGTTACTATTAACTATCATCTCCGATGCCTTTTTATCATAGTCGTCATCACCTTCATCGTTTTTATCGAAAAAAATATCAAACTCTGACTTCATAGACAAAATAGATGATTCAAAAAGTCGTTTTATATTATCAAAATAATTATTTGGAATATCATTAAAAACACCTCCTTCTTGTAAAAGCCCCCATATAATGCTTTTATTTTCATTTTTTGTAAAATCTTTAAATGACATTTAAATGTAATTACTATATTATTGTTATATTTATAACTATACTATATATAAAATATTTAATATATTTTTCACACAATAATATCTAATATAATTGCGTTTTATTATTTTTAAAACTAATATAAACACATAAAATCATATCTATGTACCACATACACAAACCATATACGCGCACCATAACATAGTAATATACTATTATATCAAAAACTTATAATGTTCAACATAGGATATATCATCCCAATAGTAATGTCGTGTCACTTATTGTTTTTAGAGTTATTAAAATATAAGAAAGAAGAAGTAAGTAAAAATATTATACATTTTATTCACGGGCTTATTTTCATATTGTATCACAATTATAGCAATGATATGGTTTATATAACACATGTAAGTATAGGATTTTATATATATGATTTAATTTATTTATTTACAACTGTTTTAAAATTTAAATATAAACTGGGGCAGCAGATTCCTTATTTTATTCATCATATAATGACGATTACAATATTATACAGTTCTTTGTATAATGCATACTTTTTATCAACACTCAATGGATATTATATTCTTGAAATGTCAAATATGATGTTATATATTTCTTATCATATACACAAAGAACACAAAAACTACAAACTAATATATGCTACAGATTTTATACAGCTTATATGGTATTCATATTATAGAATCATTAAAATTTTAGTATTTTCTTATGAAATTATAGATGAAATTTTGGAACAAAAGGCCAGCCTGTGTATAATGATATTTGTAATATGCTTAATGGGAGTGTATTGGAGTTATAAGTTGGTTATAAAAAATATTAACAACTTCAATTCATATAAAGCATTAAAACATTAAAATATTAAAATATTATAAACATTATAAACAAAATATAATTAAATATATTTTGTTTATCTATTACTATACCAGATTATATGGAAAATAACTACATTATATTTAACCAATCTGGAAGATTTGGGAATGCAATTTTTAGATACATGGCCTATGTAATGTTACAAAAAGGGAATAATAATTTTAAGTATATACTTGACACAGACTTTTCAAAATTAGTTACGACCCCTTATACAAACGAAGAAACAAACGAAGAAACAAATGAAGAAACAAACGAAGAAACAAATGAAGGAATATGTATAAAAAATACAAAAATAATAAATGAAGACAACTATTTTAAATATATTAATACGGATATATCAAAAATATTAGGTAACAGAAATATATCTTTACATGGTTATTTTCAGTATGACCACATTTATTTACAAAACAAGAGTTATATTTTAGAGTTTGTAGAACAAAATAAAAATGTTCATCAAATTAGAACAGATGATGAAACATATTCAACAAAACACATTATAGATGACATGATATTAGATTCTTCAAAAATATATGAAAATGTTATACATATACGCCTGGGTGATTTTAATGGTAGACCCGACTTTATAGAGATGGAATATTTATTTCGATTGCTTGATAATATAAAGGATATATTTTATAATAAAACAGCTATTGTTATTGAAACGCCAACAAGTGATGTAGATATAGAATATTTAAATATGGTATTAGAATGGTTTAAAGAAAATAATATACCAGTTCCAGTAATAGAGTCAAATGACATGTTAACCGATTATAATATTATGAAACAAGCAAAAATAATAGTAAGCTCAATGAGCACATTATGTTGGACAGCTGCATATTTTTCAAAATCATTAGAAAAGATATACATGCCTAACTATAATTTTTTCGACATAGAGGATAGGAAAAACGGATATTTTAAGATGCCCATACAAAATACAATTCTATACGATGTAAAAACTACTAAATTTACAGATATAAAAGTGGTTATACTAACACTTGAAAAATATTCACATCGAATGAACAAAGTGTATGATTTAATAAATAAACTTTCTCAAATAGGATTACAGTGTAGTTTATTTTATGGAGTTAACGGGGAAGATATAAAAGTTGTAAAAATGGAATATCCACAATTATATAGGTTAGAATATAATAATGAATCAAAGTATTATGATTCATCTATAAGGGTTAATAAACAATTTATGAAACGAGGAGAGTTAGGGTGTGCATGGTCACATATCAATATATACAAATCTTTACTGAAAGAGAAGCATGTAGATAAGTATTTAATTTTTGAGGATGATGCCGAGTTTGTTGAAAGTTTAGAATATGCTTATAACTGTTTAATTAATATACCTAGTGACTTTGATGTATGTCATATTTCTAAATCTGATTGGAATCCATTTATATTTAATAATAAAATAAACGAATTTTGGAATACTATTCATAAACAATATTTTAATAGAACTACTTGTTATATTGTATCTAAAAATGGCGCAGAAAAAATATTACATTATACCAAAGACTCTATAAATATTCCATCTGATGATTTATTATCGACTATGCACATACATGATAAATTAGGAGTGTATGTTCCTTCAAAATATATTTTTCATGAACTACAAAATACAGTATCTATAATAGGAAATTTTATTGATAGGTAATAAAAATTATAATATTATTCATTTTTTTAAAATATGTTTAAAAATATTTTAAATAATAATAGTAATAGTAATATCAGTAGTAATAATGTTACCTATAAAAAATATAAATGCAGTTATTCAAAAATCATACAAACCGCAGTATTTTCCCATTAATAATACAAAGTTACTATTTTTTGATATTTTTTATAAAAATAATAAAATATATTTGATAATGCCTATCTACAATTCACCGGCATCACCACATCACATAACAGTAAATATAAATAATAAAATAGTAAAATTATCTAATAGTCATGTAAAAGATTCGAATGAGCCAATTTTAATATATATGTATGAATACATAACCCCACCTAATACTATTATAAAAGTAAATATTAGTCTTATTAATAACATGATAAAATCATATAAAGTTCAACATATGTGTACAAATCTGACTCAGAATATACATCCGAACAATTTATTAGCCTTAACAACACTATTTAAACATGATTATTATTTATTTCCGTTATTTTATAACTATTATAAAGAACAAGGAGTGCAACATTTCTACATGTATTATAATGGACTTATTACACCAGAAATAAGCAAAATATTCGATAAACCGGATGTTACGCTAGTTGAATGGAATTATCACTATTGGAATCCTCGTGGAGTCAAATACGCGCATCATGCACAAATGGGCCAGATGCACCATGCTCTATACAAATATGGAAAAGATATATATGATTATATGATTTTTTGTGACTTGGATGAGTATCTACATATCCCCAAAAATAAGTTTATTGAGTCTACAGCACCTAACCTTACACAGTATAGTGACAATACTCTAAAACAGTTTATAATAAATAAACCGGACATTGACATTTTTGGATTTTGTAATTTTTGGGCAAATACGATTGATGATAGTATCCCCAGTACGCCATATTTACCTAAAAATTTCTTGTCTGTATCTGAACCAACAGAATATAAGGAAAGAAGTAAAAATATTTATAAAGTATCATCTATAAATACAATTGGAGTACATCAATTGGGGTATGATTTTTATAGTTCATTAACTGCTATAACCGATTTAAATATGTATCATTTTTATAAATGGTCATCTAAAAATCGTATAATAGAAAACTGTACAAGTATGGTAAACTTGGATTTGAATTAACAATCTAAATAAAACCACCAAAGTGTTACAATTCACTATTGAAATAATGGTTACGAAATTTCTGCATTTCTTCATCGGGGAAATTATCAATAAGAAAATCTTCAGGCTTTTTATTTTCTTTCAGTAAGTTAATAATCATAAAAAGAGAATATACACCGCATTCGGTAGGCTTTTTCTGATGGTGTTTTTTATTTTCTATATAACGAAAGTCTATTCCGGCAACTTTTCCTTGTTCTATAATTTTTTTAATTAATTTTTTAACTTCTTTGGGTGGAGGATTACCTGTGCTGTCAAAAAAGAATATATATTTCTGTTTTATATTTACAAACATAGATATCCAATGTGAACCCGATAAATAATGAGGATCGGTATTAAATATAAATCCGATTTTATTCCGACCATTTCTGATAGATATATTCAAATCAAAACGACACAACTCTTCCCAGACACATTCACCATACATTTTTGGAGAGTCGAAATCGATAGGCGCTGCTCCTATAAAATCAAAATAAGGAAATTCTTTCTCATATTGTTTCATAACATTTTCAATATCAATACTATTTAACCACTCGTTGGGATTTTTCTTCCAATCATCTGGACTTTTTGGCGCAAATGTATAGTTCAACATTTCTTTATCTACTCCCGATGAAGCAAAATTCTGTTTTAACCAACATGATTCTTTATTACATACACTTTTTAAATGTCGCTTCAATTCCTCCCAAATCTCACGCGGGTCATTTGTTGTTATCATCACATCCGGGTGACGCGCATTCCATAAGTTTTTAAGCTTTATTAATGATTCATTGCTATAACACGTAAAATCATTCTCTTGTAGTTTTGGGCTACATTTTAATTTTATAAATCCATCTGGGTGTTTTTCTACATCAGGTGCAATAGGTCCTCCTTTTTCTATTTTTTTATTTATATTTACTCTATTTCTATTTCTATTTCCATTTATTCGATTTCCATTTAT